CTCTGGCTCTGGCTCTGGCTCTGGCTCTGGCTCTGGCTCTGGCTCTGGCTCTGGCTCTGGCTCTGGCTCTGGCTCTGGCTCTGGCTCTGGCTCTACAGGGGGTTTATCATCATTATCCTCTACTTTTGGTGGAATTTGTTGAGTATTTTCATCAACTTGTAACTCAGGGGGTAATCCCCCCAAGTCATCAGTTTTTTCCTGCTGATCTTGGGGTCTCTTCGCCATAACGCCTCCGTTAGACAACCGTTGCACACAATGCCGCGTTCACTCGGCTAGGAATAACCAGCGGTGAAGATTGCATCATTAAGAAACGCTGAGCTGGGTCATGCTGAAGCCATGATTTTGGTGCGTAGGCCATCGGACCATAATTAAATGCGGGGTCAATAATGGCACCAAATGAGCGAGTACCCATTAAATCCGCCCCAGACATAATCACAGAGCCATCAGGGATCATCGGTTTTTCAATGTTGTCAACCGGGTCAATATACCAATCGTTGTATAACCACAGATCATAGTTACCCCAACGACCTTTATATACCGCGCCTTTTTGAACTTCTGTGCCAGCATTAATTTGGTTACCGAATGGGCTTAACGCTGGGAAATTAATCGCAGTGTCTTTAATCGTCGTATCTAAACGAAATGCTTTCCATGATTTAGTCGTAAAAACGATATCAGTTGCGGTAGCCCCTGAATTTTTTAAAATACGTTGTCCCCAATCTTCAATATCATCAGAGGGCTGAGTATTGGTTTTTCCTGCATCGACTTTTACTGGCCATTTATCCGCACCACTTAATGTGACGGTCAATTCAGATGCTCGACCAAAGTTAACCAACTTAGTATCGTAACCTTCCCCCGCCACTGTGACCGTACCTGAAACCAATGCGCTCGATGCCATCCACTCTAATCGACGGTTGATCATGTCAATTTGGTCCGCCATTTCGAACTGAAGGTTTAGCATTTCGCGATCTGCTGCAGATAGCTGTCCGCCAATACGTTCGCCAATTTGGCGACGAATAGGTTTGCGCAAATCCGGCGCACGCTTGTCTTTAATGTAGGCAGGTTTAAAACTGTTAGTTTGGAACTTACGAGACTCAACTAATTTGCCCTCCACTAGAGGAGAAACAAAAGGGGCCATACGACGTAAGCCCACATCCACATCAATAGAGACTTCTTCAGTGTCAGACTCAACTACGTTTGGAAAGAATTTATCTAACAACCAGTTTTGGCTCGTCATTAGGTTTGGCACGACTTGAACTAAAACATTCGTATCGAAAATATTCATACTTTTTCTCATTTAAAAGACGTCAAAAACCCTACTATTGCTAGTATTCAACGTCTAAGTGAATTAATGGGGAATTAAGCTTGTACGCTATCGCGGAGGAAAATAGAGAATTGGCGCAGTTCGTCAGCAAGTTCAGGCACGGTCCAAGTTGCATCATAAGTGGTTTTATGGTGATTAAACTCACCCATGAGAAACACACCCGTGGACGCTGCTTCGCTTGTTGTATCAATATCATTGACCAAAATAGCGCAAGGTTTTTCGCTACCGTCTGTTGCATCTTTTTTGCAGATAACATATTCGCGGGAGTCTTTAATTTTACCCAAAATAGTGCCACGCACTAGAATACCCGCTTTGGCGATAACCACAGTATCAGTGACAACTTGCAATGGACCTGAAATTAACTGATCAGGGTTAAACATTGCTTGTCGCATACCCGATTGGAATGGGTTTTGTGAAATCTGATCCATTATTTGCCCCCTTTGTTGCTGTTATACAGGTTGGTCATTTTGTTAACGAGAGATGCAGCTGAGCCTTTCGGGGCAACTTCTGCATCTTGCCCTAAACGTACTTGCTCTTCTTCACGCATACGGGCATCAAGAGAACGGCGATTGCTTTGCGGTGCTGGAGCTCCGCCCATTGCTTTCAGTGTGCTGATTGCTTCAGATGATGACATACGAGTATTAAATGCCAAATGAGCAGCCATATCTGGACGTGCCGCAGCAGCTTTACTGCCAAAAATACGAGCGCAACGTTTACGTTCAGCTCGACGGCCTTTTTTCACGTCTTTGTTGTCTTCATCATCTTCAGCGTCTTCATCGTCGCCTTCTGCATTTTCATCATCTTCTGCATCAGGGTCTTCACCATCATCTTCCGCTTTCTTGCTTTTTGCCTTTTTCGCTTTACGACCTTCTTTTTCGTCATCATGATCTTCAGATTCAGGATCATCGTTTTCAGCATTTTCTTCATCATCGTCATCTTCCGCACGACGACCTTTTGCTTTGCGTGTTTTTTCATCATCTTCGGAAGCTTTCGCTTTATTACCCATAAGATGAGCAAACGGATTGAACTTAGACATATTATTTAACTCCAGAAACTTTCATTAGTTCGTGAAATGCGACATCAGGACTGGCGACCACATCAGCAAGCCCCATTTGTACGCCCTCATCAGCCAGAAAACAGGCTGCTTGTGTATTGCGGATTATCTTTTCAGAAAGCCCGCGATTACGGGAAACAGTGCTCACAAACAGACGCCCCATTTCATCAACATCGTGCTGGATAGCCGCTTTCGCTTCATCACTAAGCGCTATATACGGGTTACTTTCCGCTTTGCGATCACCATAAGTAATAATGGAAACCTTTAATCCATCCTCTTTTATGCGTTGCGACCAATCACAATGAATAACAATCACCCCAACTGAACCGACGCCACCTGTGCGCGGCACATAAATTTTGTCAGCTGCACTAGCAATGGCATAAGCGGCTGAATACGCATTTTCAGAGAGAATGGCATAAATCGGTTTTTTACCTCGTAATTCATAAATCAAATCAACAAGATCAAAACACCCAGCAACCTCTCCACCAGGAGAGTCAACATCGAGGCAAATACCTTTGACTTCTGGGTCGTGAATGGCTGACAAAAATACTTGTCGTATGCCGTCATAACCAGTCATGCCGCTGTAAGGCCGTAATGAACCTAGCTTTTGTACTAGCGTTCCTTGAATGGATATCAGTGCGATCCCTTCTAAAATGTCATATCCTGCATCTGCCTTTTTCTTACGCGAAAAACGGTCATCATCGTAATAATCATCTTCCATCATCGTGCTACGAATTTGCGTAATGCCAAACCGCTCCATGACAGCACTTATCACGACTTCAGCTTTTTGTGGATGTATGGCCAGAGGGGTATTAAATAGCTTTTGCGCTAAGTGCGGTAAATTCACTTGGCCTCCGTATTGTTAGTTTGTTGAGGGATTGGCTCAGCCCATTCCGGTAATGGAATGCCACGTTCAGCAAAAGCGCTAATTTCACGCGCACGCTGATCAAGCATTTCTTCCCAGTCCTCACCTGCGTTTTCTGCGGCTTCCATTTCAAGTGTGGATAAACCAGCGTTCATACCCAGAATTGAACCTTTCTTCTCAGAAACAGGATCTATCCATCCACGACCCGGTCCCATCCAACGAGCACGACAATACGCCGCTTTCGCCTCAAGGAAATCAGGTGCGTTATTTGGTAGTGGCAAGTCTTCCGTATCATGAATCTCTTCAACAAATGCAGAAGCAATAGGCTGTGAGAACCCGATAGAAAAATCATCACGACGACGAGTTAGGGTTTTCCATGCTTCAAGCATCGCAGCTCGAGCAGATGAATAGTTCACATCTGACCAATCTTGTGTCACTTGCTGAGTTGATAGCCCTGTCGCTGCGGCAATATTTCGCAATACTGCACTTTCAAAACCATCAAAATTACTGGTTGGGCGAGCTGCGGATAAGGTGACGATTTTTTCATTAGGAAATAGATGAGGAATTCGAGCACCATTCTGTAAGTTTAGGCGCTTATCTTCATAATATTCTGCACGCTGCGTTTGATAAGCGCTGAGCTCTTCGCCATCACCAAAACCAGTATCACCCAATGCTGATGACACCATTTGTGCATCATAGGGGCTTTCGATATAAGCACCGAAAATCGCATTCAAAATTGCGGCTTCTAGCTCTGATTCATCGTACTTAATCAGCATTTTAAGACGCTGAACAATAGGAGCTAAAATCCCAACGCCACGATGTTGAGCCCCCCGTTCGTGGTCAAAATCATGAACAACATTAGGTCTGCCCCATGCGGTTTCACGTTTAATACGCTTCCATGAAACCGTTTTATCAGCAACATACCAATCACCCATATGGGCTTCACGCATGTAATAAGCGATTGGGGCGCCATCACTATCAATTTCGACACCACCACGGACATTGGCTTGGTCAAAGTTTTGCTGAGGATTACTTAACCTATCGGGGTCAATGATTTGAACGGTTGTGGCATAACGTCCTTTTCCTGCACCAAGACGATCTGGTCGATACTGAATAACGGCTAGTGCATCGCCATCAAGCAACTTATGACGAAAACCGAGCCGTAACATCTGCGAGATAGTTTGCTTTCTTTCAACATCACAATATCGCCCCGGATCATTTGCCCAAGAACGCCAGTGCGCTTCAATAACTTTTCCGTATTCATCGGCCCATGTCGCATCAAATGCTTTATTACCCGTTAGTAACTTGAGCATTCGATAATCGGGTTTAAATATTGGTCGATAATTTGCTCCAATCGCATTATCTAATACCCGAGTGATCGTGCCCGCTGCCCAACCGTCATTACGAGCAAGGTCACGCATCCGAGAGACGATGCGGTCACGGTAAATATTGATTTCATTATCAGGCGACCATAGTGCTGGCTGCCAATTAGCTAACTGATCACTATATGAATCAGCGGCATCATAGGGAACTCGTCCACTACCTGATAATGCATTAAATTTTAGTTTGGCATTCGATGGTGGTAACGGCTCTCCATTTAAGCCAAGAATTTTTACACTCATCAGTATCTCACCCTAATTGGTCGCCTGCGTGATATCCCCAGCATGGCCTGTATCGTTTGAATTAATGCCAACAAATCACCAAGGCTTGTTTGCTGGTAAGATACTGAGCGCGTTCCATCCCCTTGCGTATACGAAAATGAAACGCCTTTGGCACCTGTTGAGAGATCAATATAGGCTTGCTGTGCTTGGTTGAGTGCTTGTTTAAGCTGCTCTTGGCTCATGCCCGTCAACAGTGTTTTGATTTGTGACATTGGCACTCCTTATGGCAAAAGCTGGGATATCCGCTTCCGCTGAGGTTTTTCATTGGTTTCCTCCGAGATTATTGCTCCCGGGAAACGAAGATTGACTTTAGTCTGAGGTTCTGTCGGTGGTTCAATAAGCCGTTCCGGATTACCTGCAACAGCATCAGCCAGTGCATTGAGTTTTAGCCCCATATACATCAGCCCGCATAGTGCGGCATAGCTGTACACGCGACAATCCAGTGCTTCGTTAGCCCGCCCCGGTATCTGCTCCCATACCCGGTACCGCTGGCCACCGGACACTTTAACTACTGACCGCTCTGCCAGAAGCTGACCGAAATACTGTAAATCACGATCAACTGGGAAGTGCATATATGCCGGTGCAGCTTCGCCTACTACTGGTGGCTCCAGATGCAGACGACCACGCACTGCATCTTTGGCCGCATTCACACCGATAATCACCGGCTTAAACCCGGCTTTTGAACGGGATGTAATGCGTTTTGTTGGCCATATTGGTGAGCGTTTACCGCCTCGAGCTGATTCACCTTTGATAGCCCATATCCGGCGACCAAGACGCGCTTTACAGAAATCATAGACAGCCTGAGTATGGTGACCACCGGAGTCCATGCAGGCAGCCATGATCGAAAACCCGCGACCATCAGCACGCCGCCAGATTTGTTTCAGGTATGCATCTAGGCGCTCCCAAGGCTCTGGTGTTTCCAAATCCCCTTCAATTACATCGTGTGCAACTGACCAACTTTCCTCACTGCGACCCCAGCCGACCACCTCAATTTCAAAGCGGTCATCCTGTGTATCAATGCCGGCAGTCAGCAGCGTGACACCATCCGGCACCTCAGCCGCCCACACTTCGCAGCGCTCCAGCAATTTTTGTTCGCTCAAGGCTTTCTCGCCCCGATCCTCATAAGGCTCACCGAGCGTAGTGTTAATGAACGTTTGTCGCATTAACGGATCATCTTTCACCCGCAGCCATTCTTTCACCAGATTCGGCCAAGACGCATTCGGGAACAGGCTGTATGCTGCCCAGATATGAAATCCGGCGTGACCAGTAAACTGCTTTTCAGCGCGCCATTCACCACGCTCAATCATCATGTACTTATCCTTATCATGAATGACACAGCCATTGTGTCTGCAAGCGTAATACGTGGTGAGAGGGAGCCCGTTGCCATCTTTATCTTTGTCCCACTTCATACCATAAGATGTTTTTTCATCACCCCATTCGAGGATCTGAAACTCACCGCAGTGCGGACACGGTACCCAGTAATGTCGCTGGTCACTCTCGTTATAGGCTTTCTCTATACGACTGACATTCTTCACCGTCGGCGTTGAACCAAGACCAATCTTTCGGTTCCAGAATGTTTCTGAACGTTTAATACCTAATGCAATTTGATCTCCCTCTGAACCAGCGCCGCCAGCTGGGAAACCGTCCACCTCATCAAATAAAACAATTCTTCGAGTGATACGACGAAACCCGGCAGGTGAGTTGGCACCGACCAGAGTTAGGCTTGATCCATTGGTAAATTGTTTTTTGAGGATGGTTTGGTTGCTATTTTTAACCTTGGTGTCACCTGTTATGGCTTTCAGTACAGGGGTATCACGCAGCATGGGCGAGATTTCATCTTTACTGTAATCCTCAGCATCACTCTCGCGTGGCTGAACAACAAGGATTGGCGCGGGGTCATGAGATAGATAGTATCCAATCACATGGTCAAGAATTTTGGTATACCCAACACGGGCTGATTTCATCACGGACACCTGAGTTACCGACGGGTCGGTAAAGGCATCCATCATGCCGTCCTGATATTTAAAGGATCGGAAACGGCCGGTCTGTGCAGCGTTCTCTTTCGACAACACCGCGTATTTGTTCGCCCATTCGCTCAGCGATAAGGCTTCCGGAGGTCTGACGACAGCGCGTTTCTGACTCAGTGCACGGGTGAATTGCTGCCATGCATTATCCCCCCTGCTCACTGTGGTCAAGGCTCAACTCCTCCATCGCCTCATGAATAATGTCCTGCAACGCGGCCACAAACTCTGTATCAGAAGACGTGAGTGCTAGTGACCTCAGGCGGGGGCCGTGTTCAGGGGCTATCGCAATCAGGCGTGTGCGCATGGCGTGGTATTCCTCTCCCACCTTGTCGACCATGTCTTGCCACGGCAAAACTAAGCCTGATTTTTCTTCGTATTCCAACTTAGCGAGTTCAGCAAAGTAATGCTCTTTGATCGCGCGTGACTCTTCTAAATCACGAACATCAACATCACCGGAAACAAGCCCAGCTAAAACAGACTCAGCTTGTTGCTGAAAGGCTGATTTTTCTTTAGCTACTTTTTTCTCAGAGACTTCTTTAGTTTTTCTTGTCGCATTTTTAGTGCGAGGATCTTTACTGTCCCTATACTTTTTTAAATTTTTATCACTTGCCTCAACATCAATTTCGTCTCCGGACATCACGATGTATTGTCCACTCTTCATCCAACGCGAGATCGTCTTACGATTCACGCCAGTATGCTTGGCATAATCAGAAATATTCATCGTAGGCATGGGACATTTTCCGTTCGAGATGGGACATTGGGACATATGGGACATTGCGTGGGACATGTCCCATAAAACATGGGACACAAAACACAATAATTTTTAACGTAACTTTTTGAAAGTAAAATAAAATGCTTCATCCCACGTCATGGGACATGGGACACAAATTCAAAATTTTGTAGCTAGACGCAGAACGCGGCGCGCAATGCCCGTGAAATAGGGAAGTATTAGGAAGGACCCAAAAAATTCTATGCATCTATCCACTAATGACACTGAAATTTATCACCATTTATTGGTAGATAGACAAACTTAATATATGATAAAAAAATATAGCTATCCCAATGATATTTAATATCATTTAAGTATTCCTCATGAATATTTAAAGTACTAAATAAATGAAAGTTCAGTTACTGGGAAATGATATCTAGATATAGTGTCTCTAGATTGACGTAGAGGTAAGTATTGATTAAGAATTTTCCTAAAAAAATAAAAATCAAAATTATTATTTCAAAATTTCATTACACCAATAATAAATTGAGCTATTTTCATCTATTATTAAATATTATTAATGTTAATAAAAAATTGATAACTACCGTAAGGAAATAAGAAATGAATAAAGTAAGTTTTGCTGTTTTATCTTCCGTCCTAATCACACTCGTAGGTTGTTCTACCCACGAAGGTGCAATAAAAACAGCTGCGGAACAATGCTCCACAATAATTCATTCTAGTTCGAAAGGCTCCGCCACCTTGAAAGGAATTACTGAGCGTAATAATGAAAAGGTGCTAATTGGTGATTCATTTTATAACTTGAGTGAACTTAAAGAATTACCATATGTGGAATCTGATAGCTTGGATAATGGCAATCCTGGCTCTGCTTGGCGTAATTGCATGCAAAAGAAAGGATTCACTATTAATTGATTCTAAATTATTTTTAAAATTTGAATATGCTATGAGACGACATATTAGTAACCCTGAATAACTTTGAAGTGTGTGCCTAAAAACCAAAATGCTAAACGGATGTGTTGACTAGTAAAAACCGTCCGTTCATGCTCTTAATTCTCCTCAACACAATTATTAGCTACATTCATACTATATTAATATACTCGATAGTTATGACTTTAAATCGAAATTAGTAACTGCTCTGTGGGAGTTAGATACTTAGATTCCAAAAATAAAATTTATCTTTTAACTAATTAACTGCGTACATTGCCTCTTGAAATGCTCTCTTTATTTCCTGTGGTAATAAAGCCTGTGCCATTCGTTGTGCCCTATCTTGATATCCAAGTACCGGTTGAACAGGTAACACATCACCGAACCGAATAAGTAACTTAGGCGCTGGTTGTTTTTGCTTCTCCCGACGAGTGCCATTTGGTGAGCGTTTTAATCGTTTTTTGCCCTTACGGACTTTCTTCGCTTTTTTACGTTGAAATACGCCATTGACTCCATTCAACTCACCAATAAAAATATTATCTTTAGCTTTTAGGCTGCTTAACTTATTTCTTGGTAAGTTACCGTATTTATTCAGCTTAATGTTCTTAGGGTTAAGCAGTGCAGAGCCACTAAGTTTATGAACTCCACCAGCTTCAAATGGTGTTAAGTACTCAGCAGCGATATTCATCACAAACACTTTAGCCCGTAGATCACTTTTACGTGCTCCGCGACTTTTAATACTCTTAACAGTAAAAGGTGTTGGGCTTTCTAAATTACGTTGTAATGCAACCTTTTGTGCATTTTCTATTTTACGAGCTGTGCTAGTCAGTGCTTGTGCTGTCGCAAAAGGAATTTGCTTGCGGATGGTACAGAGTTGGTTTGTTAAATCCTTTAAATTTGCCATAATCACTAACTCACTTACCTTTACAATAGCGGACATAGATTAATGAATGAGTTATTAGAAAAACGCAGTAGTAAGAATGCTGGTGATGCCGGTGAGTATTACGTAGCTTATATGCTTTCTAGGCTTGGTATAAGTGCAGCTCTAACCACTAGCGGAACAAGTGCCGTTGATATTATTGCCACCATTGATGGTACAAAAAGTATCAGTATCCAAGTTAAAGCTTCGTGGGCGAGAAGCCAACCGAGACAATGGATGGTTGGAACTAAAAAGCCTAATGTATCTAAATCTTTTTTTTATATTTTTTGCAATCTATCTGAAGATATAAATCGTATTTATGAACCAGAATTATTTATAGTACCCAGCTTAATAGTTTTAGAAAATGCGACATGGCAACATAAGGCTCCATTATTTAAAATTACAAAGGAGCATGAAAATGAGTATAAAAATAGATGGGATCTTATTACCGCATCTTTAACATAAAGATAATCTTGCCTTATTTAACTTTCACTCTAACAACCCACACTAGGTGGGTTAGCCTTGCATTAGTGAATCAATATATTCAAATAAAAATAAAGCATCTAATTTATTGATTTTATTAAAATATGATTTTTTATTTAATTTAAATTTTTCATTCTCATTAGTAGCCGGCCACTCTTTGCACCAACCATTCACTGCTCTATTTTTTTCAAACCATATAGCATCATAACCATATTGTTTTGCAACTCTGTTTGTCTCTTTAGTTGTGCCGCCTTTTGTTCTGGTAGCTGTAACTATAAAATCACACTGATTTTCAATTAATTTCATGCATTCATTCTTTACAGCTTCAGGATAGTCACCCATCGTTGTGATTCCCACCCTAAATCCATTTTTTCCAAAAATAGCTACTTTGTCATTTTCAGAATAATGGCTTTGCCTTGTATCAATTTCAGAATAAGTTTTATCATTAGTTAATATGTCAATCAGCAAAAGAAGTGTTTCGCTCTTGCCGCGCCGCCCAGCGCCAAAAACACCAAGAATTATTTTATTTAAAGCCATCAATTGTTACCTCCGCTTATTATTGACACTAACTATATACGCGATGAAGACCTTGAAATCAATGCAACCGCTTAATCATAATCAAATTTTTAGCGTAGGCGACTAGGAACTGTTGCCGTAGCGTCCCCCAATCCGGTTTAGCCATAATGTATTCCTCATAACAAATTAAAAAACTCACCGTAGTGAGCTTTGTGATTTGCAATAAAACCCCGTACTAAGCGAGGTGTTATCTAAACAAAAAATATAGGACCGGTATCAATAGTACAACAGAGCATACTCTGTACCAGATTATCTTTGTTGCTATTTCTTTCTTTAGTTTCTTTGCTTGAACTTCATTATTTGAATTTTCTAGTTCATTACAGTGAGCTTCTAATACTTCCCCTTTTACTTGCTCACTTTTTTCTAGCATCTTATGACTTCCTATTGCCATCTTTATAACTACAAACAATATAATTATTGGTATCGCAAGAAGAGCCATAACATCGAACCATGAAATCATTAGTTACCCCCTTTTTGAGAAATACTAACACTAGCTAAATATAATGAATAACGCATATTTGACTTATGTATAAGAAAGGAGATATTCATCAAAGCTCTAATCTGACCATCTGCTTGAGATTACTACCTTTTTCAGATTGTGGTCATTCACGATTAACGTATAGTGACATCACATTCATGAACTATTATTCTCTACTTCGCCCCGATATCTGGGGCATTTTTATTTTTCCCTCACAAAATAACGTTATGTGTGGAACTGTTGCTGTAACGTCCCCCAATCCGGTTTAGCCATAATCTTTCCTCTTACTTACTTCATTACATGTTAGTATTCACACACGATTTTAAACAAGATGCTATCGCTCATGACAATGAAAAATAACGATATAATTACCTCCTACTTAATTAATGCTATAAAACACCCTAGAATTAAACAGAAGTTGCATGAGTTAAATTTATATTTTTACAATCGAAAACATGAAAACCAGATTCGAGATGAAATTAGCATTGTTATCAATGAAAATGCAGATTACTTTGCTATAACTGAGCACCCAAAAAATAAGAGTGGAGCGGTAGATTTATCTCTTTATATGATGAATGAAGAAGTACCTAATTTAATCTCTACTATTGAGCTAAAACATCACTACCCAAAAGATTTAAGCATACCTGCAGTTCAAAATAGTATAATTTCTGACTTAACTCGTACTGTGTCTAGTCAAACCAGTCATTTCATTCACATAATTCAGCAAAGAACCTTGCACAAAACTCCACCTGTAAGTAGTGTCAAATTTTTGCAAAGAAATTCAAGTGATATAACTGATTACACCTCTATTTTAGAAAGTCTAGGTAGCTTCCCTCTAGAGTACGGAAAAAGCAGTCACACCATAACCGTACAATCTGAATTTGTTACATCTACTTATACGTTCGATATATACTCTGTTCTGTAATGCCTTAATATTTACTCAAATTAAAAAACCTACTCAATCGTAGGCTTCGTGATAAGTCATAATCCCTTTGATATTTTAGAGGTAGTTACATGTCCAAAGATATTCATGTCGACTCTAGAGCAGCAGCATTTAAAACTCATTACATCAAAGCAATAGAAGTAGTAGAAGGTAATGGTTACTACTGGTTCAGTGCCCCAAGACCAGTAGCTGATGCCCTAAATGGACTTATTCAAGAATATGGAATTGAAACTATTATGAGTAGTCACCCACCAGTTTGGGACTTCGTTATATGTAAACGATACCTGCATAATGATGGAGAAAAATTTCAAAGATTAGCTCGTATTAGATTTGAGTTGAAAGAAAAGGGTACTGCTGACGATTTATTACCGACTAACCCCACATTTTAGTTAGTACACTGAATTTTAATGTAGTCCTGCAACCCTTTAATCATCTGCTCTGACTCTGCTATTCGTTGTCTGAGTAACCAATAATTTCGGATAGCGGACTCAGTAGGTCGGGCGGTGATTGCATCATCCAAGCTGGGGGCGGTAGTGCCTTCGGCTTTTTTACAACTGGCTGTGATGTACACCCGCTCAGGATTACGCTCAGCAGCAATACGCAACTGATCAATTTCAGCTTTTGCATTTGTGAGTTCCGTTGTGTGTTTGGTGTCGAGTTCGTGAAGTGAATTGATGCGCTTTTCATAGTCTGCAGTAATAGCGACTTGCTCACTGAGTTTATCCTTCAGTGTTGAGTAATCACCTTTCAGATCACCATAACTACTCATTACCCACCAAAGCCAGAAAGCTAGTATAGCGCATGCACCACCCAAGACTTTAGTTAGCGTGCTCATGGGTATGACTTGCGTGAAAGCTGGAAATGCGGACCATCTTTAAAACTTGTCCAGTTGCCACCCCATTCGACATCAATGCCTAGCTCTTTTGCAGCTTGAAGCATCGCATCTGAAACTAATTTGAACTTAGACCAATCGCTCCATGGGATTTCACGATTAACTAGCGGCGCGCAATCCACTGCATGTCCAGTTAAGTGTCGACTATTCATTGTCTGGCTAGCACCATTTTTTACTAATTGTCGTTGACGAGCTTCTGTTCGCTTACCTTCGATAACCATAAAATCAATATCAGTTAACTCAAGCGCTCGTCGGGTCACCTTGACCAAGTCAGGATGTACGCCGCGCAAATTTTCTTCACTGCGATTACTGAATTTAAATTTACTCACCTGATACCTTCCTTAAAAAACGCTTTTCAATTGTTTTAATGAGTTCAGCACCAGACCAACCGGCAAGGCCAGCAGCTCCACCAGCTATTTCAGGAACCCATTGATAGTAACTAGATGCAAGGAACACAATTGCGCCGGCAAATACCGCAACAATTGCTTGCAAGATAAAAGTTCGCCAGCTGAACTTTTCTCCATTTAAAACCTTATATGCATAGCTGGCAGCCACACCGAGCATGGTCATCAATAAGATAAGCACCTCGCGGAACCAGCTATAGTTATTTGGATCTCTATGTGGCATACGCATATCCACCCCCAATGGAGTGTCCGATATTTAGTTAATAAAAAAGGCTGCACTATGGCAGCCCTAGGATGAGTGCCAGTTGAGCGACTGGCGACGCATTATCTTATCTGATATTGTTAAATCGCCAAAAATAACAATCCACACAAGGGAAATATCGTGAATTACTTTTATACTCTGGATAGGTGTCAATCTTTAAAAACGGGAATGCAGTTAATGTTAACTCCGCCGGAGTGTCCCATTATTCCACTGCAGTCTCATGCAAACATGATATTCAACAATGGAGCATCCAAACATGCCGAAAATTATTTTCTTAACCTTTCTATCAACCTTGCCAACTCTGACGAAAAATACTCAGCCATAATAGAAATGTTGCTTGAAGAAAGAAGAAAGTCCAACTTTCCTGACAAGCCATCACGATTCCAATCGCTGTTCGCATGCGAATCAATAAAAGATGCTGCATGGTTTCGTGGATACTCCAGATCTCCGATTAATACACCAATATTTGAAATTCACTCAACAACCAACAGTCATCGTGGCGATATGAATTTATTGAATATGAATTGCCCGCCCTTAGAATTATCCCGCCGGCTTAATTTGTACTGGTGTGGGGAAACCGATGTCTTATGGGATGGCTACACTCCGTTTTGGGAAATACTTATCCAATTACCTGCCAGCGTTGGAAATATTATTCAGGAATAGCGAAATGTTGCTTTGATACCCTGGTTATTTATACTCTCAGATTTTTCATGATAAAAATGTAATTTACATCTTTTTAAATCCGAAACAGCCTTTTCGAGAGCATTCAATGCACCGAGAGTTGAGCAAGTATTCACTTCAATCGTGAACGTCTTTGGTCGCTCCTCATCTATGCCAGCAAACAATGAGTGTAGATGTTGTCCTGTTTGATTCATATTACACCTCTCTCTTTTAATAAAAGACTACTCATAAAACGGTAGGCTGCGTTGCTATATTTATCCATACGCATGATCTCACCCCCTACGGAGTGCCCGAATTTGAGTTAATAAAAAAGGCCACCGAAATGAAGTGACCTTTATGATGAGCTATAGCATTGACAACCAGCTAAATTAACCTGTAAGCAATACAAATCCACTACCTACAATGGATAGAAACATAGATAAGTAACCGCATCGAGCCGTTCATCAACGCCTTCATATAAATTGCAAGCAATACGCTTAAGAAAACAGCAAACGGCCTCATTTTACAAAATTAATTTTATCTGCTATGCCATTAACTAGATTTCTAACTAAGCCTTACAGGCAGCTACTTACAGACATGTAGTTGTTTTATATCCAACAGGTTATCCACAAGAACTGTACAATTTGTACACTTGATAAAATCGAGTATTAACATTATCTTGGAACTGTTACAAAAGAAAAGGCCAGAAAGCATAAGCCCTCTAGCCTTATTCAGAAGCCAACTAGAACTTTTTAACCATTCTTATGCTGACCGTATTACAACTTCGACACTTGTGATTCTAAGCATGAAAATGGTTTCTGTAAAGCTTCGGTTGGTACACATCAAACAAAATGAGGCTTACACCATGCTTAAAAGATTATTACGTAAAGAATTTAAAACCCAATGCCGTTTTCGTTTTAAACTACCAAAATCAATGATTTCATTATCATTTGAGTTTGAAATGAAGAACGGATAGGTATATATGAGGCCAGTGAAAATTAAATTTATCTGGCCTCAATAATCTTTCGTATCACACAGAGTGTAACGTTAATTTGGATTTCATGACCACTTAGTAAAACGGAGTATACTTATACTTCACCAACGTATTTTTTCTTTAGCTCATCAATACTAGGCCTGTGACTTTTATCCTTTGGCAAATGAATAATGGTCCCATTCAATGCTCTGTATAGTGGATCATTTTTTAAGTCATCAGCAATCTCAACTTGATAATGGCTAGTAATTTTCAGTAACCCTAAATCAAATAGAGTGTGTATATCTGCTCTTAGCAAAATACCATTAGTAATAATATTTCCTTGATTGCCTGATTTGGAAAATGGATTAATGTGTGCAGCTTCAAGTAATTCCTGAATGGTACATCCGGTAATTGCACATTTTCCATCATAAGCTAGGAGCAAATTCTGCCTAAATTTTCGCTGCCCTCTACGAGCTAATATAGATCTCGTTACATACTCTGGTAGTGAATCATATAAATTAACATCAGAATCAATATTAGTGTTTGCAGCAGAACGAATACTCATTTGGGAATTAGCTTTATCAGGGTTATTGTCACCTTTTAAAATTAAAATAGTATCATTTATAGATACAGCCAAATGGTTAGTTAAACTTTGCTCATCCTCTTCTGTCGGCTCTTCTTTATAATAAAATGACATGGGATTATAAAAAACGTTATTGTATTTTGTACCTTCACCTTTACCGTCTACATCCAAGCCCAAAAACTCAAGCTTTTTAGATTTTCTAATTACAGTATCCAATCCTTGAGGGTTTGTTTTTGATTCAGCGCAACCAATAACTGCTCCTTTTCCTTTCTTATCAAAACAGATAGCAACATATATCCCATTTGATACCTTCTGGTTTTCAGGCAATAAGCAAACATGCCATATAAAAGGAAAGTTACCAGCGCCTTTAGATATATCAATTGTTATCTTATTAATTGATAATTGTTCTGAGAGTTTCGCTTCTATTTCATTTTTTAGTTTATTTAATAATTCCTTAGCTTGCTTAGCATCATCAGAAGATGTACGAAAAACTTTACCTGAAGTACTTTGTCTGTATTTACAAACACTATTTAATGCATCATATATCATCAAAAAGCTCCCATTTGATATAGTGGAGCCTACTTTGACACACTTGAATAATTAATATGTAAATTATTAATTATCTTGCCATTTACATCACAAACAAAAAACTCACAAATGGCAAGTTTTCATTTCATAAGCTAAGTAGCGATACATTTTGCTCTATTTCTAACTTTGTTTGCTCGAAACGGCCTGTTTCAAGCTCAACACCGATAACCCGACGATTAAGTTTTAATGCCGCTTTTATTGTTGCGCCTGAGCCCATGAAGAAATCAGCCACCATATCACCCTCTCGGCTACTGCTATTAATAATGTGTTCCATCATCATGGCTGGCTTTTCGCAAGGGTGTTTACCCGGATAATATTGCACGGGCGGATAGGTCCATACATCGGTATAAGGAACATCAACAGTAACCGAGAAAGGACGGCGTAACAGTTGATACTGCTCAGCAAGCTCTCTATATTCTCGGTTAAGTGTTACTTGAGTTTCTGCTAAATCTGAATGACTTCGGTTTAACGGGTTTTTGCTGTGCTTTTCACTTGCTACACGGAGAAATAATTCTTGTAGCTTTTGGTAATCAGACTCATTAGGTAATTGCCATTGGCTGTAGCTGAACCAATGAGACGCCATTTGCTTACCGGTTGCTTGCTTTATTTCTTTCGCTGTTATCCCAAGCGATTCACGCGACTGCTTGAAATACTCAATCAAAGGCTTGAGCACGTTTTCTTTTAGCTGCTTACATTGCTGTAAATAATCACTACTTTTGCCCTTGTACGGTCTTTGATAATGTTCAGCGAAAAGAATTCTTTCAGTGCTAGGAAAGAAGCTACGTAAATCAGCTTTGCATGCTCGGCGCCACGGCCCTGATGGTTTTGCCCATATAATATGATTCAGGACATTAAAGCGTTCTCTCAATAACAACTCAGTATCTGCGGCGAGTTTTGAACCACAGAACATATATAAGCTGCCATTTGGCTTCAGAACGCGCCAAAACTCCGCCAGCATTTCATCAAGCCAAGATAGATAAGCAGTGACATTTTCCCACTGATTGTCCCAATTACATGACTTAACCTGAAAATAAGGCGGGTCAGTTGCGATTAAATCAATACAGTTGTCTGGAAGTGTTTTTATGTAGCTGAGTGAGTCATCATTAACTAAATTGACACTGTTTAAATTCACAGTATTTTTCATAGATCAGGGAAACCTTTTTTGATAAGCTTCACTTGCTTTGTGCACATAAGCAGTGGGCTTTAGTTTGTCCGTGATCCGTTTCTGAACGGGCGAATGGCTGGTAAGGTGCTACCAACACCCACCAGCCGCCCATTTTCACAGCGCTAGATATTTTGAAATGTATTTTCTTCGATGTTTTCTTTGATAAATCCCGCCATTGCTAGTTGCGTTAATATCAACTGACAGCGTGATTTTGCTAATTCAGTGTAACCTGAAATTTCGTCTATTGTTGCCCACCAGGAGTGTGGAACAACTTCTAAAACAATTTTTGCCTCTTCTGTCATATCAATCTGTTTTAACATGATATTTCCATACCTTTGGTCAGTTATTACACATGAATACACATGTAACTCTGACCAAAAATAACAGCAAGTATTATGTTTATTTCAGCCATAAAAAAACCCCGCAAATGCGAGGTCTTGAATTGGCTTAATGTGACTAGGTATAAAATGTCCATTATTAGAAGATAATAAGCCAATTTCGGACAAAATTCAAGTTGTACTACTGTAAAGATATACACCTTGTTATTTACCTTAATCTTGATACTCTTAAGAAAAATTTAAGTGTAGTTTGTGGTAAATTTTTTTACCCGTGGTGATTGTTATTTTATAAATTAAAAAGGATTGAAAATGGCTAAGTGGGAAGTAAAGTTTGATATCAGAAAAGGTAATAACAGTATGGTTTCAACAGAAACTGTTGAAGCTGAAAATGAATCTACTGCATTAATTTTAGCAGAAAATAATTCTAAAAGATCACATTCTAGTCAAAATAATCAAGGATATACGTGGTCCGCTAGAACCATTAAAAGAAAATAGACATTAGATGATGTTATTAATAATTGCGGGTAAGCTTATGAATAGCTATAACCCGCTCTCAATGATTAAAATCTAATTAACACTAATATTATTATCTCAAAATTTTCCTAAACAATTGTTCAGTCGTATTTTCCTCAATGAAACACTTACTTGTTAATTTTTCATAGAATGGCTTCCAATTTCTACGCCACGTTCTTTCGTTAAGATCTGGTACTAAATGTCTTATTGCATTATATGCCACAGACGACGGTACACGGCTAAAACCTTTACCTGCGCAACGTAGGCAATCTTTATAAACTGGAGCCCCTTGTAATTCAGTTTGCGCTTCATCTAATACTTTGCCACGCCCTTTACAGCGACAACGGTGTGCTATTTGCCCTTTTCCATTGCAAGAAATACATAGCTCTTCTACTTTTTCGTTTTCAATCCATGGCTCAATAACCACTGTTCCGTCTAGTCTCGTTATACCAGGATGTTTGACTACGTCCTTACGCTTATAAATAAGGCCTTTACCACTACATGCTGAACATGGAAAAACTGAACCCGCTGAACGGGCATAATCTTCAAATGCCATTCTGGCAAGAACAATTAAACAGTAGCCTAGTTTTTTACCTGCTGCTTTAGCCACCAGCTTTGGCGTTATTTTTTTAGCATATTGGGTTAATGCTTCAACAGTTGAATACTTGTCCTCTTCGCTGATATCATTTTTAGCTAGAAAGGCCATCATGCCAAATTTAGCCTGTGATTCAGTCATCCCCATAGCAGCCATAATATCAGTACCCGTTACACGATCAGGTGACGTACAACTGGCTGAGTCACTAAATGTGGGTGACTTAGGATGGAAATTCTTTAATACATTTTCTAATTTCATTCTGCCCGCCTATATCAACCAAACACACCTAGAGCAAATGCCCTACTTGAAAAATGGAAATGAAAATCAAGCTGTCTTCCGTGTACTTCTTCCCACTGTTTTGGGTCCTGATGCAATTCGCTGTGGTGCACACGGCAAAGTGGAATAACATAAAAGTCATGCCCTTTCGTTCCTATCCCACCTAGCCCATACCCAATGATGTGGTGAGCATCATCAGCAACAGCGCCACAGATACAGCAAGGTTGTGATTTAACCCACTGCAAATAAGTTGGATTCACCCAGCGTTTTAACTTTGGATTTTTCATAAGACTTGCTGGTGGCTCAGGGTCTACAACTAAATTCACTACAAGTTTTAATGCATCAACATTATCCAGTTCATTGCTGAGGTAATGCTGAGAAAGAGAGATAAGGCCCGATGGTTTATGCTTTAGCTCTTGTGGCAAAGTCATAAGTAACATTCTGCCGTTGAATGTATGTATATGCGTGCCAGGCTTAAATATCACCGCACCAATTTCGGGTACCGGTATCGGCGTTAATATCCATTGATAGCTCATACAGACACCTTCTTATTCCATGCATTAACAGCCATTGCTTTATCATTTATGGCTGGTCCTTTTTCTCCACAGCTGTAGCAGTAGACATAAAACCACGTTCGATACTCGAGAGTTTGAATATGCACATCTTCACTGCCACATTTGCACTGTTGGATTTCAGGCATTTTGTTTTTCACGCTCTTACCTCTGCTAGCAATGCATCAAACCGTTTTACCAAAGCAGATAATGCGGATTCAGCAACAATCCCATTTGAACTCGCTGAGGTATCATGAGAACGAAACTTCCCATCCCTTAGCATTTGCTCACAATCATCAGATACGTGATAAAGATCATCTTTGCCTTGATACACCAAGCCATAGTTGATTAGAGATTTGATGATGGTTGTCGCTCCTGAGTGCTTTTTCATATGGAACTCGTTGAACAAATCATCACGACTAAACGGTCTGCCTTTGAAGTGCGTTGTAAACTCGATATACCGACGTTTCTGTGAAGAAATCATACTGTCATCTCCTTTGCTGCTTGTTCTGCTGCTTGCTGCCAAATGCCTGTCCATGCTTTGCGACCAACAAAATCAGTCATACGACGAACACCCAATTTACCTGCCAACTCACTTGCGATTTCCTCGATACGATTTTGAGGTTTTGAGCGAGAACCGATAATTCTGGTGAATGCCTCGTCACGTTCCACAGGGTCAACACTCACCTTCAGCTCACCCGATAAACGCAGTGTCAAATCATCCCATTGGTTGCGAAGTGTTCTTGGGCACTGAACATTTTTCTTCCAGAATTCATCCTGGCTAATGCGTTTGTAGAATTGGCAAATTTCCTTGTGGCTATGTCCATCAACACCGACCATCAAGCGAACTTCGTTTGCCCAGTCAGTAAGATTTGGGGCTTTGGGTTCTTTCAGGCCAAGTTCTTTGAATACCTCACAGCGACGGTCAAATAACCACTCTGCGCATTTGAGGTCATTGGCTGAGCCCCATTTTTGGAAGTTAGCGCTGTATGTGACAGCCTCTGGATAACGATTTAAAAAATCAATTTTTGACTGGTCGCTGGATTCGTTAGAATTCTGCGACGAAGAGTTAGTTATTGATGGATCTTGTTTTGAAATTACTGACGGATCGCCCCCAGATTCTGGCGGGTCAAAACGGTTATTTTTGCTCGATTCTGACGGGACAGATTTTGATGCGACAGATTCTGACGCATCAGGTTTTGAGGGAACAGATTTTGACGGGTCAGAATCTGCGGGTTGAGGACATGCAATACGTGCTGCTGAAGCCAGCTTTTCAACATTCAGTTGATAGATGTTACTTGCGTTACGGTTGCCTTTACGACGCTTCTCTCTGGATAACCATCCATCGTTTTCTAAGTCTTTAATTGCTGTACGCACAGTACTTTCACCTGCGCCAATTTGACGGGCTATTGTTGGAACTGAAGGCCAACAAACACCTTCATCATTAGAAAAGTCTGCGAGGCGTGCCATGATAGCAACTGAGGTTATCTTCAAACCTGCACTCGCACAGCCATCCCATACATAACTTGATAGTTTTACGCTCATGCTGCTACCTACTTAACTTCTGTGTAATGTTTTTTGAAATTCTCAAGTGGCTCGAAACAAGGGTGCTCATAGCCATCGAGCATGAAAATAACTCGCTGTTTCTGTTTATCCCATTCAACAACATGGACAACACGGCCACGCCTATCTCGGAAGTAACGATTGAGGTTCTTATGCTTTTCATTGGCCACTTGCCCCTCTCCCACTTCTGTAATAAAAATCAGTCCAACAACTTTTAAGCTCTTTGCTGTCTACCAACTGCAGCTTGGTCTGGTAGTTGCCCAATTCATCGGCTGACGTTATGATTTCTACATATTGAAGCGAGCCTTGGTTCGAGGCTGGTAAGCATCTAAATTGCTTTCTCAGTTGAACTTGGTTTACACTGCTCATGCTAGTAGTTGCTCCACAAAGTTGTTATTAGCACCGACGCTCGGGACCGCATATCCTGAGCGTCAACCTTTCGAGAGTTGGCCATTACGCTTTAACTCCATACACAACAGGCAACGAATCAATAAAGTGCTTTGCATAAGCAAAAACCTTTTGAGATTTCTTGTTTATCGCAGTGATTTCATCGTCAGTTAAAATGCCATCTGCTATGCTTTCTTGAATTAAAACAGCAAGTGCACCCTGCATTGCGCCAAGCTTCATTCGAACATCAAACAACTCAACCTGATCGAGCTTTTCAGCTTCAATGGGTTCCATTGCTGTCATGCCATGGCGATCTAGGTGGTACTCCACCAGCAACTTAGTGCCTGATAGTTCTTCCATTGCTTCAAGTTCATCATTATCAAAGAAGCGACAGCCGTTTTTCTCATACAGCTTGTTATTGAAAGTCGTTTCAGAAATACCCAGAGCGCCTGCCATAGCAGAACGTCCACCGGGGAATACTTTGCACATTTCTTTCACGACTTCTTTTAGTGTTTGTTTGCTCATATCTACAATTCCGTTGTTTTACTTGTAGTTAACTGGGTTAACTAGTTTTGGTACTGTTTTGATAAAGTGCGGGGTTAAATTTCAACTCGCCCTTTGTTCTGTAATCAGCCTCCATAGCTCGATTTTTCGGAATTAATTGGTTTGGTCTTTTTTTCCACTGATAAAAAGCCTCAGGGCTAATCCGAAAAAACTCTGCGATTTTATTAGTGGTACCAAAATACTTTTCAATCTGTTCAGTTGTCATAACACCTCCATTCTAAGTTAAGTTAGATGGTAAATGTTAATTTATATTTGGTCAATAAAAACTAAGATAACTTAGGTTTAGTTGAAATGGATTTGTATATGGGTAACACTCAAAACACTATCGGAAGCAGAATAAAAGCTCTCAGGGCTATTACCAAAACTACCCAAAAAGACCTTGGGAAGTATTGTGGTGTATCTGATGTTACTGTGGGATATTGGGAAAAAGACCTTAATGCTCCCAAAAGTGATGCGCTGCTAAAATTGGCTAGATACTTCAATACAACTGAAGCTTATATTTTGTATGGAATCCCATCTAAGCAATCATCAAACATCATTACGAATGCACAGAGAATACCTGTTTTATCTTATGTTCAGGCAGGAAATTTCACTGAATACGCACCAAACCAAATTTATGATGAAGATTTGGAGTTTATAGAAACAACCATCAAAGTATCACCATTATCATTTGCTTTGCGTGTAATGGGTGATTCCATGACTAACCCTTATGGCCTACCATCTATACCTGAAGGCTCGACAGTGATAGTTGATCCTGAAGCTGAAATTATAAGTGGGAAGTTCGTTGTCGCTAGGCTTCAAGGGTCTGATGAAGTCACAGTTAAACAATATGTTGTAGATGGACCCAATAAGTTTCTAATGCCCTTAAATCCTCGTTATAACAACATTCCAATCAATGGCAACTGCGAAATAGTAGGTCTGGTTCGCGGTGTTCAATACGAGCTATAGCTACCTCTCGCTAAAATCTAAGTTTACTTAGATTTTTATTGACACAACTCCTAAGTTCAATTAGTTTGTATCTAAGGCAACTTAGGAGAGCGTCATGCAACTCAACCCAAATGAACCAATCGTTACTTTTAGCGTGCCCATGCAGCAGGAAGATGTTCACGCATGGATTTTGGAAAAAGCCCAAGCCTTGAGCAAACTCGCTGCGCTGAAACAACAGCAAATTGATCTGCAGAACCAACTTGAAAAGCTTGATGATGAGATTTTTGAGCAAACAGAAATTTGTAATGTATGTGTTGGGGCTTAATTGAATTTAATGTGCAAGAGATCTGTTACGACCTCTAAATATCAAAGTTCCTTCTGTTGGGGAATAGCAGGAACCACAGCCGTCTGATGTAGCTAAATAATCAGGCAACAAATTTTACTATGTGGAGTAATAACTAATGAAAATTATAGATTTACCAATTGATATTCAACGAATGGCTGCACATACATTATTTAATATAATTATATCTAATAAAGATAATCCAATACAGCAAGCTAAATTAGTTCGTGATGCTTTTATTACTTTATATTTAGACCAACAGAGCAGAGAAGCTGAATGCAGTAATGGAGACCAATGGCTTATTAGCATAATTGGCAACAAGTTTGAATTCAAAAGAACGTTCAACGGTAAAACCTTAGAAAGTTATCCACCCGTTGAACGCAGTAAAGCTACATTATATGCAACAGCTATTGTGAATGGTCTTCAACCACCAAGAGGTCTTTGTCCGTCCGATAAACCTATTGATTAAATTCTATCTGAATTAAATTTTCACTCTGTAGTTTTATACGATAAAAATCAAGACCACTGAAGTAAACACGAGTTTCAGGAGGGTATCCTTCAAGTTGACGAAGTAACTCACCAAGCTCAATAGTATGGCTCTGTACTATATCTTTAAATGACATTATTTATATCTTCTTGGTTGTGTAGGGCTACCAAGAATACCACAGCCGCCTGATGTGGTTAAATAATCAGGCACAATGTTGAGATTTACATCATAAATAAGGCTACTGACTTTATATCAGTCCATACTAGGTAATATGTTTTTATATATTGTCAGTGGCCTTATTTATATTGTGACTAAAATATACTTATATCTGTATGCGGCAGAATGTGGAGACAATTATGAATACAAGCCTTTCCGTTGAATGCTTACCAATTTCTAAGTATTGCGAGTTATTTGGTGAGACAACAGATGCAATCAATAAACGAGTGCAACGGCAGTTCTGGCATGAGGGCGTTCATATTTTAAAAGTTGAGGGCTCGAAAGAGCGCTGGATTGATCTAAAGGAAGTCAACAAATGGGCCAGAAAAAACAAACAGGATATTTATTGCCAAGAGGCGTAACTATTCGTCAAAATAAGATCAAAGATACTTTGGTTATTACATTCACTTATAAAGGGGTTCTGTGTAGGGAACCCTTATCTAGACTAACGATCGATAACAAAAACATTAAATATGCTGAAAGGCTACTCGCTGAAATTCAAAATAACATTGAAAAAGGCACGTTTAATTACGCTAAATATTTTCCTAACTCTAAAAAATTAATGCTCTTTGGTGTTAATAATCGTGAGAAAAGAGTGATTGATTATTTAGATGAATATTTAGTTATTTGCGAAACTCGAAATTTATCACCCTCAACGATTGGCGGTTATAAAAAATGTAAAAGTGCTTTGTCTGATTTGCACCAATTACATGTTTCATCACTGACACCGGCAATCCTAAAAAACTGGATACAAAAGCAAACGACAGTATTAAAAACTATCCGTAACCAACTTTCATTTTTACGTAGCTCGCTTGATGAAGCCATTACCGATGGGATTGTATCAATTAATCCTGTGAGCCTTATATCCGCGTCAAGGTATCAATCAAATAACAGTGATAATGAAAGCAGTTATATAGTCGATCCCCTGTCACCTAAAGAAGTGTCAGCCCTACTCGCTGCGACAAGATATGAACAATGGAAAAACTTATTCCAGTTTGCCATTAATACTGGATTAAGAAGCTCTGAATTATGTGCATTGAGATGGAGTGATATCGATTTCTTAGAGAATACCGCACATGTGCAATCCGCCAGCGTTGTTGGTGTTATTAAGAAAACTAAAACTAAAGCCGGTACCAGAAAAGTTGAATTAAATAGTGGGGCCAGGAGCGCCCTGGATGACCAAAAGCAATTCACGTTTATGAAAGATGGTGTAATTTTTGAAGACCCGAAAACAAATAAAGCCTGGGCAGGTGCCGATGCAATTAGGAAGAAAGCATGGGTACCAACGCTGAAAAAAGCGGGCATTCGATATCGCAATCCATATCAAACTAGGCATACATTTGCCACGAGACATATCAGCCAAGGTGCTAACCTGTTTTGGCTAGCAGGACAAATGGGTCATAAAGGGCCGGAGATGCTGTTTAGGCACTATGGAGGATATCTTAAAGAGTATGATGGAAGTGCGGGGAAACATGCTAATAGCTCATACTCAGATGCGCTAAGTTAGCGCTTGAGCTAATAGAATTAGTTGATAAAATAAACGAGAGTTAAATTTGACTGGTTGCACTGAACAATAAGAGGATATTTAACTATTTGTTAATATAGCAAAATTTGATAATCCACCACATTTATTATACGCATCCCGCAGTAGTATTCTACAGAAACTGGCGCGACCATTCATAGAAGAAGGCTGGTCATTGGCTTGAAGGTATTAGAGCCTATGCATAGAAAGGTCAACCTTTATATTCCCCACTAGTGTTACCATTGAAAAACATCAAGTTATAGAGCTATATCAAAAGATAATACTTCAGTTAAGCGGGCTACTTGCAAATTTAGCTATCCCTATTTATAAAATAGGGATGAAACTCCCTCTAGATCACATTTTATCAATATCGTCGATATTATCTAAAAAGAATTTATGAATTATTTTAGCGCTTGTATAAGCAGCATACTTTTGATAGCCGTCATTCTTTTGTTCGTCAGCAAAATCACAAACTGATTTTACAGCAAATGTGATTGGTCTAAAGTTAGAGGAGTTTCTGGATGCATAGTAAAAACCATATACCTCCATTTCCACCCCCAACAAAGTTCTTTCTTGCCGGATAATGTCTTTTACGAAACTTTCATCAGCTAGAACTGCTGAGCCAGAAGCCATTGAACCAGTGTGTAGCGTCAGTTCTTGCGTTATAGCATCACCTTTCCATGATTTTTTTATATCAAATAACAACGAGCTATCTTGTGCCATTTGCCTAAAGCGAGATTCAATATGTTCTTCAACATGAATCTGATGAGGTGAAACAAGAAAGTCTGGCTTTTCGTTTGAAGATATTCTTTTACCGCTTTGGTAATCCCAAGATGTTGTAACCAATATTGGATCGCCTAAACCAACCTTTCCCTTTATTCCTGCACAAATCCCAGCCATTACTAAAAACTTAGGTTTTAGTAATCCGATTATTTTTGCCGTTAAAACTGACGAGGATACCATTCCCATTCTACTAGCAGACACTGCTATTACTGAATACTTTTTTCTAGCTGTTTCTAATGTCCCTCTAGTAATAAAAGTTGTATTATCCAATGGCTCTGGTGAGCTCCAGTTCAAAGGTAAATTTAGAACCTCACTCAATTCAGGTTGGGCTAATGCAGTTATGAAGCAAATATCTATTTGAGAAGATGCTTCATTTCTGTTGTGTGCAGATATTAGATATTTTAAGCAGTTTGTAACACCGTTAATCCAGTCATCACTTTCGCTATCATATTTGAACAATGCCCAGAGATTGTCATCAAATATCTCTTTAGCTTGTTGAACCATATCCTCATACTCTGACAGTCCAATTATATGGTGAGGCTTATTAAGTTCTGGGTCATCATTCATGTCAGTAATCAGGTCTATTGTAACTTGAATACTTTGATCTTCATCATCTATATATAAAGGTAGGTTAAGGTCAAGTATCATTAATTCATATTGCTGACTTTCTAGTACTCTTCGTGCCTGGTTAGCACTTGAGACCGTCATAATACATTCACGATCTATAGAGAACTTCCCAATAATCTCACGAATAATTCTTTTGGTTTTTTCAATGTTGTCATCAACAATAATGATTCTCATGTTTTACTCTGCTAGCTTGATTAAGGTTTTGAGCTGATTCTGCCACTCGTTGAAGATTGTTTCATATTTTACTATCCCACGATAAAACGTAGGATAATCTAACTCTAACTCTTCCTTTATTTCATTAAAGGTTTGCTCCTTAACTTTTCCAGCATCACCATTTTCTGAAAAGGCTTCGTATGCTGTTATAACTATAACTGGGGTAACCATCTCATAATTTAACATTTCCCTCAGGATTTCTTTGCCTCCAAACCCCTGAGGCTTCCCCCCATACTCATCTTTAGAAATATCAAAAGTAGGTAGTGACATATCCAATAAAATTAGGTCGAATGAATCACTATGTATGGCATCTATGCCAGATGTTACTGACTTTGCAGTATGGATAACATTGTCTTCTGATGATTCCATCAAGCAATTTATTATTTTTCTAGCTTTTGTTGTTTCATCTTCAATTAGTAAAATATTCATCAGAAACCTCTAAGCTTTGGTATAAAACATCATTTTTCCCAGTATAGGGCATTTCAATATTTATGTAAAAATGTTCATCATCAAGAAAACCGAAGTCTATATAACCAGAAGCATGTGGCTGAACAATAGAAGCTATTTTTATTAATCCTGATTTACCTTCTATGGCTATATTGCTTACATAGTCGTTACTAGCAATTTTTTCTCTTATCTTTTCTAATTCTAAATTATTTTCAGGATTATTTTTACCTTTAGATACTTTACTTTTAAAAGAAAAGGCAAGTTTAGAGCGATCTGACGAAAAATTGGTTGTAATACTAAGCTCAGCAGATTCCCTTAGTCCAGAATGCTCAGAAATATTTCCGATAACAATAAGGAGGATATCAGAAAGGGTTACTAAGGAGTCAGCACGTAATTCAATCGTTTTATCAATTTTTTTATTTACATTTAAGTTGCAACCTTTATGCCTTACCAATGCAGCTCTTATGGCAATATCAAATATCTCATTAAGGCTATACGAATTTTTAGATAACTCTGCCTGGCCTTTCTTAAGCCATTCAGAGGCGCGGTCAAGTAAAATGTAAAGTTCTGAAGATGAATTATTTATCGAGTTGAATATTTCGTGCCCAGAAATATCCATTCCAGCATGCTTAATTAAATTTTGCTTCAAAGTGTCAAAATAGGTTTGGAAAACCAATTTATATTCATTACTTAGAGAGGAGCGAAGTTCACTTAATGACGGTTCAAGCATATGCCAGAAAAGAGTAGTCGCGACTTCTACCCAAGCATTAATCTCGAAATTATTTTTCTTCATAAAGCCTCTTGCAATATGGAATAAAATTATCATTTGATCTTGATTAATGAATATTCCACCAGTAGGCTTACTTAAAGATTTAATCTGAATTAATTCATCTCTAATAAAATGTGTAGTATTGTCAAAGTTAGAACCAAAAAACTCCAGTTCTTTAAGGGATTTATCCACAATTAATTCTGGATATAAATTAATTAGTCTTTCTTTCCAATAGGTATTTAATAAGTATTTTTTTCTGGAGTCTTTTAAGGTCACTAGATTTTCATTTTCAACGGCTCCTCTTAAAAATCCAGCGATTGAGTTATGTCTTATTCTCTTACTCAGGTAACTATTTAAACCATGTTCATTTTCAAAGAGGAACGCATCTTTGAGATCGCAAAATAGCTGATATAATAGTTCATCAGCTTCATTTTCAGGAACTTGCAGTACTTTTTTTTCCGTATCCATTGAATTTTCTTTTAGTTGCAGAAAATCAGATATATCGCCAGTATCTCCTATTCCTGCATCTACAAAGTTTTTATATCTTAAAATATCCTCGGATTGTTCAAGTTTTGCCCAGCGCAATAGCCCTTCATGATTAACATAGAGTCGGCTCTCATCTACGACCTTCAGTCCCTCTCTAATCCTCAAATCGCTCGTAATACTCAATATCTCATCTTGATACATGTCACTATTATCACTGTCCAGCTGTATCAAAATTGCTAAAATAGCAGCTCTTTCTTTTTCCACATCACTTGTACCCGATTTTAAACAGCGACACATTTCTAATACATTTGTAGTACATATTTGCTTATAAAAATATATCAATTTTTTTAAATTTTTATTTTCCCATAAAGGCATATTTATGATGTCAGATGGTTTCCTTAAATTGTGTATCTTTAAGTAGTTATCAATTGAAGTTCTTCGTAATGTAGCTATTGAATCAGAAGCAGAAACCTCACACAGATGGTCTATCAAAATTGATAATGATATGTCACTTGCATATTTTCTAATTTCCGGCCATGCAGTTTTATTCGAAACAATATTACAAGTTTCTATTATTTCATTAGGGAATTTATCATCACATATATTTTCTGCCATTAAGGAAATTGATTTTTCTATATTCCCCGTTTCAAAAAAACTGATTATCTCAATGTGACTTATTTTATTCCATAACTCTGTCTGCAATTTTTTTGATTTTAATTTCTCAATATTTTTCAAACAAGTAGAATAATCATAAAATTTGAAATTTAAAAATATATTGCAAAATGCCAAAAATATTTCATTCGGTGAAATATATGTAAAAGTAGATTCATCCGAAATTTTATCATCTATAAAATTTAGTAAAACCTCAGTATTTGGATATTCCCCACCTTTAATATTATTGTGAAAAATCTCAATTCCATCATTTGATAAAAATAAATTTAAAAAGTGAACCTCTCGGTTATTTAATGCAATTTTTTTAAATGCAGTAATTAATGAAAATATATCTGTACTTTTTAAAGCTCTAACGCCATCAAGCAATGCTCTACAGAAGGATATCGTTGAAAGATTTAATAATTCTTTTTCCAAGCTATGTAACGTTGATAAAAATCCGGGTCCTTTTATATTTATTGCTGTTAAATCCCTTATAGTATTGAATATATTCCTTTGCGTAGATAGGGAATAATTTATTTTATTTTCCCTTACAATGGACAACATTATAATTTCAAAAGGAGATGCCCTTCCATATTTGATGTTTTTAACAATAGTTTTGAGAGTGGCTTTTCCATTACCATTAAAAAGATTTTCATTGTTAACTAAAGAAGGGGTTAACTTGAAGTCGCATAGATTTTCATTAAGAAAATGCTGTAATCTAAAATCATATATTTCTAATTTTCGAAGTTCATCGAATATATAATTACATTTCTCATCCTCATTAGCAACAAGACACTGGATAATTTCGATCAATGTTTCGTAACAATCAATATCTGATAAGTTTTGTGAAAATCGTAATATGGATAGCAAATCTAATTCTTTTAGAGGAGTAATGCCTGTTAATTTATATTTGATAAAAATTGGAAGATCTTTTAATTCAGGCTCTTCAATTAATAAAGAAGAAATCGACTGTTTAAAACGAGGTAATGATACTGCTGGTTCATTACGCATACTAAGTCTGTATGCGATAAACCTTATAAATCCGATACCAGCTTGATTTTTTATATCGTTGTAAGCTTTTTTTTGAGCCTCTAATCCCTTAAAGTACTGTGTTATTCCAAGGCGAGTTTCCAGAGACCATAGAGAATGACCTTGTAAATGTTCAAGGTTATCCAAATTTTCAATTAAACTATCATAATCATTTTTTATAAAACTAACTTCTATATTTTTTTTAAATTTAAGGAACTCATTTATTTTATTTGATTTTTTCTTTATTCTTGCTATTAACCATGTAATTTCGGCTTTGAAACTAATGACTTTACTTTCATTTATAAAGCTAAGAGTTCTCCAGCTAGGTCTAGATATTTTAGTTTTATTGGGAAGTAGATCCCTAACCATTTTTTCAACCCAATCTAAATATTCTTCTTGTGATGCGGCAGGCAGGTTTTCCCTAGCCTCAAATAATGATTGAGTAAATTTACTATCAAATCGATCTTTCTTCTTTTCTTTCCTGTCTTTGTAACTTTCAAAACCACGCGCTTCGCCGATCAACCCTCGAAGCCTATCTTTCTGTTTTTGAAAAATATTTGCCTTAACCTTACGTTTTTTTTTCTTGGTCATCTATCAGCCCATAAAATTGTGCCCAATGTGTTAATTTAACTTATCAATTAATGACTGAACTATCAAATAAAAGTGCAAGCACATAATACTTTTCTATCTGTAAACAAACCCATTTTATCTCCACGTAATTTTAGTAACTCTAGAAATCCAGCCAAAGTCTACACTATTCTGATGTTAGGTTGTTCAGAGATTTATGAGTCTACTAGCTGCTACTACTGAAAAATTCTCTCCAGTTGAGCAAGTTGAGTACTCACCGCTCAATGATTAACTACCAGTACATTTATATTATTCATGCAATAAATATGCATTCAAAAGAAGACGATCAAAAATGTTATGAAATTCCCAAAAAAGAATGACTCAGGGACGTATGTGTCATGCGACTCAATCAGATATTTTTACTAAAATCTGAGCTGATATTCGTATGAGCGAACAATCAATTTAGAGCTAGCTCAGTATCATAACAATATCAGATCTACCCTAAATTAATACAACTCAGTCTAAAATTATAAAAACTAAATAATATGCAATCAGCCAAGCTTTTAATAAATATATCTCAATCTTATATTTAAAATATTAATTAATAACCATTGATAGCTAAATTTATAGTATTCTTTTCTATGATAAAAACCTAGATATCAGCGATAACATGTTCTTTGGTACCTGCACGCATTTTATAGCCTACAATATGACAGCGTACCGCCCTACATATACACGCCTAGTGCACATGATTGATGCTTATTGAAAATACCCTTTAATAATCAGTCAATTAGAAAATCACGGACTCGGGTTCAACTCCCGCCAGCGCAGGAACGTACCGCATGACGACATTAAAACTCTCCCATTACCTTTACCAACGTGCTAATACGTGGTGGTTTCGTAAAACCATCCCGACCACAAACACTCGCTATGACATGCGTTTAAGCCTCAAACTAAGCAACTGCATACAGCTCGATCATTAGCCTTAATCCTCAATAGTCAATATAATCACTGGCAAGTCCAATATTCAGGAAGCCCGAAAATGACCAAGGAACACATTGCCTTTTTTCAGCAGCAACTCAAATTATTAGTCAACAGATGGTGGCAGCGTGAAATGGATGATTTTCATGGCAACCTTGATAAGGGAATTGATGAGCTCAATGATTTACAGCACGTCGCAACGGGGCTTATTGAGTTTCATCACAAACGTATTATTAAAAAAGAGTATAGAGATAATGCCAAAAACCAGAGAATAGCTACCACGTTATTAGATGAAATCCAAGAGCAACAATCGGATGTCACCTCTAACTTAACCAAAACAAGACTATCAGCAACTGGCTCTTATGGTTGACCAAGCGTCTTTGCAGCACTATCAACGACTCAATACGTATTTATCAAACCCAACATCTGACTGGCTAACCACCCCCGTAACCTTTGAGGCTGAATCAATCATTGATGATAAGCCACGTTACCCCTTATCTAAACTGATTAGCGACTATCAAGAAGAAAGCCAACAAAAAGGACACAGCCAAAAGACCAAAAACAAGTATGCTCAATGCCTCGGCTTAGCAATTATTTTCCATTGCACGTTTTGTGTTGCGCATCGTCCATTGGGACACCTGATGAAAATCCCTATCATCACCTCGCTCAATGGCGTTACGAACTTCATTCATAAGCGTTACCGAACGGACTAGCAATGCTCTTACAATACGCATTTTCGATAAGTCTGACTGAGCCGACTTTATCTTTTCAAGCTGCTTTTCATGTTTAATTTGCCTAGCTGAAATCATGCCTGCGATAATGATTGCCAAAATACTGCCAATCGCTTGAATCCAAGCAGGAATAATTGACTTAACCAGATCTTTTTCCGCAAAGTCAATATAGGTAACAGCCTTAGTAACAAGTAATAAAATAACAGCGAAAGAAAACAGATAAATGATTTTTTTCAT